GATACTGAGTCGTGGAGTTGATCAACAAATCTATCCATCATATCAGACATAATAATTTCTTCGTCAGAAAGAAACTCCGCAAGTTGATCGTACATAGTCATCTGAACTCCTTGAGTACCTTGTTAGTATAGGACATGTTCTCCTCGGTGTCAAGCTCTAGATCAAAGTAATCTTTTCGCATGTACCTGCCGAGGATGTTTGAGTTGTAGAAAAGAGGACCCCCTTCTGCGTCCCTCTCAATCAGTACATTATTTATAAACAATTGTCGAGTTTCTTCGTAGTTAGTTTTACCTACTGTACGGTGGAGAGATAAGATAATTCTAGAAAATCTTTCTCTTCCATATTTTTTAACATCTGCTTTAAGGTCAGGACAAGAACCATAGTAGCGTTTCCAGTCACTTTCAGTTGTAACTCTTCTCCTCCTCTTAGTCTGATCTGTAGATCTAGGCTTTCGTTTTGACCAGAAATACTTTCGACCGATGTACTTACGTCCATTGACGGAGTTGACAATAAGGTACACGAACCCATAGTAATCACCAATGCACTCAGAAGTAAAAGGTTTGTCTTTGTAAGTCCAGGGATTGGCATAGTCGCAACCTTCTTTAGTTTGTTTAGAATTTGTTTCATCAGTCTGCGTATCCGTCGTCGTCATCAAAGTTCTCAGAGTAATATCCATCGGGGTTCTTTCCACCCTGAAGATATTTATCTGGGTCCTCTTTGATAGCATCTTCGAGACTGATCGCAAGAAGTTTAAGGTTATGAGCGATCAGTTTTACCTTTTCGTAGTTCATCTTTAGAAGTCTCCAATGTAAATCCTATTGCCCAGTCGTTCCAGTCTCCTGTTGAGTCCCACGGGTCAGGAATCTTTTCTGATAATCGTACTTCATTGCTTGCAATGCCCATGCTTGACTCAAACTCTTTGGGCCCTCGGTCAACACTTGGATTTGACATGGAGATAGACCAGCCTTCCTCTCCAAATACTCCTGTCTCCACGACTTCTGGTTTTGGTCTGTTTCGCTCATCTTCCTCATCCCAAAGTTTACCGATAGCTTTTACTTCTTGATCAATACGATGCTTTGTTTGCAATTCTTTTCCTTCCCAGTACCACTTCTCTACAAAAGAAAATAGGTATAAGTAGACAGTATTAAGAGGTGGTTTTTGTTTATTGATCCACCTCTTTATTTTTTGTAATGTAGTTTCCTTCTCTTTATCGAAGACCACTTCAAACTTATATTCATAATCAGCTTTAGACATGTCCTTTGAACCCTAGCAGAGTTATTATACAGGTAAAAAAGAAAGAGGTCAAGCCTCTTTTCCCTTAACGTGATTTTTAAACAACTTATACTCGCGCTTGATCATATCGTAGGCCTTCTGGGGATCGATCTTATGACCCATCTCCATAGCCACGATAAAATCTACACGAGTACCGAATCGACGTACCTCGTTCTCAAATTCTTGGTCACTGAGAACCACTTTCTTTTCTTTTGACATTGGCGGCCTCCACACTTTTATGTAGTTGTTTAAGTGCTTGAATCGTCTCGGGAGTTTCCTCCCACTCCCAAACAGTTCCGTCTTTTTGTGTATGAGATTTCAGATTGGATGTTGTCATAAACTTGTACCTCGATTGTTGTTTGTTTGTTCCAGTGCCTGATCACTCCTGCTACAATGAAACAGTTAGTGATTAGGTAAGTTGTGAAGATAACAGTCCTAATTACTGCTACTTGATCCGCTACGTGATCTTTTCTGTGTGCCTTTTCTCCTTTTGCCTTTTCCCACCATCTCCACACCCTTTGTTGTGAGGTCTTTAAA